TATAATATGGCACCTCCAATACAATGGAATAATGTAACAGCAGACTTTAGTGGTGCTAATCAAAGTATGGCTAATGCTTCTCATAGTATGAACAATGTAGGGACAATAGCTAATAACTATTTTAACTCTTTAAGACAAGCTCAACAAGATAAGATAGCAAAAGAAAGATTGGCTCTTGAAGATGCAAGATATGAAAAAGATAAGATTACTGAAGATAGCAGATATGCTGACACAATGTCACTGCAAAACTCTATTGATAAAAGAGCAGAAAGAAGTCTTATATTACAAGAAGAAGAAGCAGCCATACAGGTTGGAAAAGATAGAGCAACACAACTAGAAAAAGAAGAGACTAGTATAGCTATGGCTGATCCTAATGAGTATTTAACTAAATTTAAAGAATTAATTGCTAAAAATAATGCTTATAATATCCAACTTGATGGGTATGATATAAATAATCCAGATCCAGTAATCTCTAACGCAGAGCAGGAAAAGTTTGATAAAGCTAAGCCACCAGAAGGGTATTCTATTTCATTATTAAATAAAATGCGTAAAGCTGACATTTCAAAGGTACAAGAGTTCATACAAAAACAACAAGAAAATAAGAGTAATGATGAGTTTAGAAAAAATACTTTAGCATTGGATAAAGATAAAGTAGCATTTGATAAAGAAAATATTCTATACAATAGAGCTCTTTATGGTGGTGAACTACATGGGATGGGTATAAATCCAGACGAAACTAAAACTATTCCAGCTACTCCTAACATATACAAAGAAGATGTAGATGCTTACGTAAATAAGTATTTTCCTAAACCAGACTTAAGTACTAAAGTCCTAGATAATGCATATAAAGAGTATCTGGGTGATGACTATAATAAACTAGAGGGAGGGTTATCTGATATAATGATAAACCGTCCTTTTTTCCCAGCGGTAATGGGTTCTGCTGTGCTTGGTTTAGGTAAGTTGATAGTAGGAGAATCACAAAAACACAAAGACGCACAAAAAAATGTTCCTAAAGTCCCTGTTAAGCTGTCTAAAGCTGAGTTTATTAAGCAATATACAGAAAAGAAAACAAAAGAGCAGGACAATAAACGTAAAACTTTTCTTGAACAACTGAAAACAGATAAAAATCTGCAAAAAAAGACAAACTTACTCAAAGTAGATCCTAAAGCAACTACTACAGTAGTAAAGAGTCGAGCAGAGCTTCAGAAAGAAGCTGAAGCTTATGTTGAAGCCTATAGAATTACAAATCACTTATCTAATAATTCTCCTGAAATACTTGGTATTAAAAAAAGTATTATTGCAAATATTAACGAAACTATTGCAAATAGAAGAGAAGATCAACTTATTGTGTTAAAGAGTGGACTAGAAAATAAAAAACTAGATGAAGCTCAAAGAAAGAAGCTTGAAGCTATTCTTTATAAGGTTAGCCTATCCAGAGAACTCACTCCTGCTGAGGAGTTGCAGCTAGTAAAAACTAAGACAGAAATAGATTTAAATAAGCAAGAGTTATATGATAAACAAGATAGTGGATTCTTCTAATAATCTCTATGGTATAATACCCCTAATAAAAATAGAGGATTATACCAATGACAAACTTAGAGTACTTACTATCCCAAATGCAAAATGGTGTATCTGCAACAACTCCTAACATCCAACCTGATTCAAAGTTATTATATAATCAAACTAATCCTGATTCAAAGTTATTATATAATCAAACTAATCAAGAAACCACTAAACCCCTCTACAGTTTATCCGATGAAAAGGTAAAAACTTTGTTTGATGGTAATGATAAACTAAACACATTAACTATAGCTAGAGACAATAAACAACTAGCATTACGTAAAGATGAAATAGATTATGGGGATGATAATTGGCTAGTAGAGAGTGCTAAAGCATTTGCTAATGAATTACTTCCACATGCATATCAAATACCTGTAAATAAAGATGGTAAAAGGTATAACACTGCAAATAAAGACTTTAATGATGATGACCTAAGTAATATATGGAATAAGTATGAAGATAATCCTGCTGGAAACAAAACTCTATATTATCTACGTAAATTAGACCCAGTTACAGGTCAGTATATGTATAAAGCTGGAATAGCTCATACAAGTGCTGCTGATAGGTACTTAGGGCAGATTAAAGCTACTGGCTATGAGATCCTAGGAGAAAAGAGGTTTGATGAGGCTAGTGCTGTAGAGAAGCAGATACATGGTAATAAAGAGTTTTTAAAAAGTAGGGTATATGATTATGGTGCTGTTGAAGAACAAGGTGCTGAAGACTACTGGGGGAGTGGTAAATCAGAACTCTACAGTAAAGACATACTAGGGTTAGACACAGGTACTAGTGCTGATTATGCTGCTAATAAAGTAGCATCTGTAAGGAAGATGTTAGGGCTTATTCCTAATGACAAGCAAAGAGAAGATACTTTAGAGTTTATAGATGCATTTCAATCTGGTGGTATAAACCTAGCTGGTGGTGCACTTAAGCTGATTGGAGAAGTTATTAATACATCTGAAGGAGATGGTGCGTTAGAGGCTATAGGTAAGAAACTTCAGAAAGATGCTAATAAAATAGCAGGCTATAATCCTAGAATAGCCGCTGAAGCTGCAAAAGGTTTAGAAGATTCATTCAATAGTGGTGATGCTTTAGGGTACTTACAGAATATGCTTAAAGGTTCCCCACAATGGTTAGCACAATCTCTTCCTAATATGGCAGCATTTGCTGCTACAACTGCTGCTACTACAGCTATCACTAAGAACCCTTTTGCAGGTATGACAGCAGGTGCTGCATTATTGGGTGCTATAAGAGCTAATGATACACTAGATACTAGAGAAAAATCTATGGGAAGAAAAGCTACTACTGAAGAAATAGCTTCTATATATGCTGTTAGTACTGCCTTAAGTATGTTTGAATATGGGGCTTTAAAGTTTGCTATGAGTGGAAAGAGTATCTTAGCTACAGATAAGGCTGGTAAGACTCTTGATGTTACTAAACAACTAGTAGGTAATAAAAACAGATTAAATGAAACAGCTTTAATTTTAGGTAAAGCAATTTCTGTAGGTGCTCAAGCTGCGCTGGCTGAAGGTTCAGAAGAAGTTTTAGCAGGTCTAACAGAGTTTGTTATGACTAACTATGGCACAGAAAAGTATAATGGAGTAAGCATAGCTGATATGCTGACCTCTGAAGAAGCTAGAAGTACGGCTATACGGTCGTTTGGGGCAGGAGCAGGGGCTGGTGGACTTGCTAGTGCTACCTTTGGAACTGTTAACAACTTAGATTTAATAGGTAAGGCTTATCGTACTAAAAAAGTAGAAGAAATCAAACAAAAATACACTGAAAGAGATATTACACAAAAAGATCTTGAATCAAGAAAACTCAGTATAACTGAGGATATGAATACTGATGATGCTGTTATTGTAGAAGATCTTAATACATATATAGATAGTATAAAATATTTAAACCCTAATAGCGCTACATATGCTGAAGATGTAAAAACTATACTATCTGATGTAGAAGAAATAAAGAAACAGCTATCAACATATATAAAACCAGAAACTGATAATACACAGTTAAATACTGAGACTATTCTAGATAATACTCAACAAACGCAAGCTGATACTGATCAATATAGTACTACTGCTGATACACTAGACCTTACTAGAGAAGATATATCAGATGTAGAGATACAAGAAGCTGCAACTGATCTTGTTACTAAAACAATACAAGCACAAGAAGCTGGTAAAACATATGAGCTTACAACTAATGAGCAAGCTTTCCAAGCTGCGTATGGTGGAGCTGTTAATGCTAAATTCACTGAAGCATATAAAGCTAACGATAAAGAGTCAAAAGTACAAGTGGAAGAAGATGCCCAACTAGATGAAGTGCAACAAGATAGACTACATAAAGCTGGTATGGATAAAATCACTACACTCACTGATAGAGCATCTAAAGTGAAAGTATCCCCAATAGAAGATACAAGAGTATCAGAGACTTCAAAGAAGAAGGGTAAGCTATTCGATCCTATTGGTACTACTGATGAGAAGATCAATGAAGTGATAGCAGAAGGGTATGATAAAGATAGTAAAGACAATACCTTCATGAAACGTATAGCAAGGAAGCTAGGATATGGTAAACAAGAACACAAACTACTACAAAACCTAGCAAAAGAGATAGAGAGTAAACTGGATGCAACACAAGAAGCTATGAGTAATATCCTACCAGATGGTGAGAAAGCTACTGTAGCAAATGTACTGAGAGCTGTAGCAATAGGTATGAGCAACATAAGAGGTGGGCAGACTGCAGAATATGATATCAGTAATAAGTATGGTATAGAACATAAGATAAGTGGTGCAAGAAAACTACAGCTGGTAAATCAAATAGGACAAGCATATACCAATGCATTTGGATTCAAGCTGACAGGTACAGAAGACGATGTGGCTAGAGCATATGCTGAGAGAGGTCAACATATCATAAAGCTGATGCAAGCTCTAGATATGGTAACAGAGACTGAAGAGAGTCTTCCATTGCACAATATTGTAGAGAGTGATCCAATGAATCCTGTTATGTTGGGCATTGACAAAAATAAACGTACTGCAAGAATGAAAGTACTGACACTGACATCAAATGAGAGTACTGGTAGGAGAAAGAATAAGAATAGACTGGCAGATGCAGTGAGTACATTCAGTAAACTGTTCACTCCTCCTAATGTGGAGATACTAGCTACTGAAGGGCAGACTGCTGTAGTAATGTCAAAAGGTGCTAAATCTGTCAAGATCTCTAAAAAACATCAAGCCATCATAAAACTGTACAGTGCACTAAAATATAGGATCAAACCAGAAGCACTGAGTATACTGAGAGAGCTAAAGACGCTCTATGATAAGCATGGGCATGATATCGACAAACTTATAGCAGAAGAGAAAGATGTAGTAGCAGCACTACAGCTAGTAGATGAAAACTCAGCACTTACTAAGATGAGTGAGGTAGGAAGAAAGATCAATCGTACTGAAAACCTAGTAGCTGTACTGGAAAGTCTGGATGAAATAGAAGCTATGATGACAGAAGGGGATGGATTCAACTACCACTATGAAAGTGCTATCAATGAACGTATACATGTACTACAGACTGTTTTGGAGTTCCAAGGGGATAAGTACATGTCAAGACAGATGGTAACAGGTGGTGAGTATACTACAGCTGATAAAGATGCATTCAATGTACTGGTAGCAAATGTGGCTGAAGAGATGGGAATATCTAAAGATGAAGTGAAGAATCCTACTGGTAATTTAAGCAAGGCAATAGAGAGCATAAAAGGAAAGAATGGAACAATATCTCTAACAGACCTAGTATACCTATCAGGAAAGTTCGATGTAGAATCACCATTCAAACTACTGTCTCTGCTTAGAGCTGTACATGATATCAGCAAAGCAGATGGCTACAAAGTGACAACATCATACATGGTAGAGAGTGATGCTACTGCAAGTGGTATTATAAATACTCTACTGAACCTCTCAGGGTTTAAATCTATCCAAAAGATCCTAGGTAAGCTAGGCATAGGAAAGTATGCTGTAAAAGGTGAAGTACAAGATCCGTACAACGTACTATCAGATATAGCATTAGCTAATAATACCATGAGATACACTGAAAAGGTCAAACCTATAGTGGATAGACTCATTACTGTAATGTCAAACGGTAAAGAAGGTGGTGCTACCAAGTTCCTACGTGAACTAGTAAAGTATGCAATGATGCCTTGGTTCTACGGACAGAATAGTGACAATACAGGATATAGTATGGGTAACTCCATAGCAGTGGATATGGTGAAGTCAGCTATCAAAGGCAATGCTGCAGCACTGAAGTGGATAAATGAGATCCTGGATACGGAATATACTACAGATGATAGTACTACTGGTATCAGTACCTATAATGAAAAATATGTAAATAGTGCTAAAAGAGTGGCAGATCTAGTAGCAAGTGGGACGTATACACTGTTTGATACAGAAACTACAAGTAATGATAAAGCTACAGCACAGATTATTCAAGCATCTATCATAGAGTATAAGAATGGTAAAGAAATAAGCAGAGAAAAGGTATGGTTACCAATAGATACAGCAATTTCAATTGAGAGCATTGCTATCCATAACATAACAGATGCTAAACTAAAAGCTGAGACGAAAGGTGTGACAAGAGAGCAGCAACTGCAAAAACTATCTAAGCTTCTAAAAGGTAAAAACATCATAGCGCATAATGCATCATATGATAAAGAAGTATTAAACAACAATGTAGGTGCTAAAGTTATAGCTGACTCTAATATGTATGACTCACTAGATGTGGCGAGAGTTATAGCACATACAGGATCTTCTAGTATGGAGTACACTAAAGGAACATCACAAGAAGCAATGGCCAGTAAGTATGGGCATAAGTATGAAGGTGCTCATGATTCTATGTTCGATATAGAACTTCTCAGTAAAATGCTACCAAGTATGCTCTCAGATATGAAAAACACTTTAGAGAAAAAAAGCAAGAATTCATCTAATATCAAAGATGTATCCCAGAAGGATATAAAAACTCTATCAAAGTTCTTCTGGGATACTATAGGGGACCACTATGTACGTACTCTAGAAGCTACATTTGAGGATGTTAAAAAATATAGAAAGATGATGAGTGACATGTATGATCTACTGGACAAAAGTGGAAAGTGGGAAGGTACAATCAAGAGTGCAATGGGTACAGAGCTAGGAACAAATGAGAAGATGTCAATACAAAAGCTCAAGTCTATGACTCTAAAAGACATAGACAAAGAACTGCTATTAGTGAACAAAATGCTGAATAATAGAACATCGTTCAGTGTAAATCTGCAACATGCTACAGATGCTGCACTACTACTATTGACACTGAGAGATGTAATGGCTTCTAAAGGTAACATTGATGGAATCATGACGGTACATGATGCACTCTATTCAGACGCTAATACAGCGAAGAGTATCATGAAAGCATACAACAAGTATACAGTACAACTGGCAAATGACTATGACTACCTCACTGCTGCACTGAATGAAGTAGAGGAAGTGTATAAAGATAATACTTCTAAAGCTGTAGCAAAACAGATAGAAGCACTGAAAGAGGAGATCACTGAACTGAAGAAGAATAAGGTAGAGTTCTTATCTCCAGTAAAAACAAACATACTGGGGCAGAAGGATGCTATAGATATATGGGGAACTGAATCAGATACTGATACAGAGACTACTGTACAGAATACAAACACTGAAACTAAAAAGAGTATCTCAAGAACAATCACAGCTATTAAAGATGCAGTACGTAAGAAAGATATAGCAGGAATCGTAGAAGCAATATCTCAACTACCAATAGATACAGGTCATAAAGATCTCTTAAACAAAGTAATGACAGCAGTACAAGATGGAGTGCAACTGGTAATAGGGAAAGAGTTCAGTGGTGGTAACAATGAAGTCACCATAGGTAAAACTACGAAGATGGGTGCTAATACTCTAGTAGAGACTCTAGCTCATGAAGTGGATCACGCAGTACAACTACAATGGATGAGTAAGAATCTCAATAGTAGAGAAATGAAATACCTAGAAAAAGTACTGAATAGACTACCATCTATAAGAAATAAAGTATCAGCAGATGTACAAGCACGTATAGACTATATCCTAGATCCAAAGCGTACATATGATAAGCCTACTGATAAAAGACTATACCAGACAGCTGAGCTAGTATCAGTGCTATCAAATGAGCCTAAGATGTCTGAAGCTATTCTAGGACAATTCAAAGCATCTAAAAAGAATATCATAGAAGTGATCAAAGATCTAATTAATAAAGCATACAAATCATTCAAGGACATGGGAGATATCAACAGCCTAGAACTGGATACTGATACTATCATGAGTGCAATACAATCTATAGATGATAATGCTAAACTAAATGCTACTGTGAGTATTGATAAAGTATCTCCTGCTAATATGATAAAAGAGAAAGATCATAATGATAGTATCATCATGGCTCCATACAATGCTATCAATGATACTATCTCAAAGAGTAATAGCTTCATGTCGGACTGGATGATAATCTGGGGTGATACGATGATAGAGCATATGGGTCCTCCACTACGTAATGCTCATGTTAGCATGAAGAGAAACTCTGCCCTGTATAAGAGTGCAGTGAGTATACTGCGAAATGGCTTCTATGATAGTGACTTTGCACAGAGAATGCACTACCTACTAGGAGTAGCAGGAGATGTGAAAGATAAAGTAGTGAAGGAAGCATTAAGATTATCCAATGAGTACCAGCAGGAGTCTGTTAAGCAGCTGGAAGAGATGGCAGTACTGGATAGACTACTGAAGGATACATACTCTGTACATGATCAGAAGAAGCTATATAAGATGTTTGCTAATACAGGTATAGCAAATATTATAATGAATGAAGAAGTCTACAAAGGGATATTGAGTGGTGAGATAGGATATAAAGAAGCACTGAATAAAGTCTCAAAAGGAATGAGTGAAGAAGTGAAAAATAAGCTGGACATGATAGCTACAGGCTCTGGATTTCTAGGTGAACATACAGATGGAGATGTGAATGTATTCTCCGCTGGTGTATATACCAATGAAGCACAAGTATACGTTACACTAAAAGCACTAGAAGGAATTTCAGGAAGTCAGGCTCTATTGACTGAGATGAATGTAGATACTAGAAACCTGATGATGAGCCTAGCATTAGTGAATAAGAAGTTGAATGATGAGTTGAATGGTGAGTTGAATGAGAAGAGTAAAGACTACAGAGGAATGCGATATTCAGAAGATGTGGGGTATCATGGATTATATGATGGAAGCTTCTCTATGGATCTACATGAGAAAGTGTATGAGAGTAAAGTGGTAACACTATCTCAGTTACGAAGAAGTGAGAATTCAAGTGAGAATGGGTGGTTTGTAGTACAGCAGCCTACTAATAGTACTATAGGTGTTATCTCAAGAGTGAGCTATGAAGCAGGGTACCAGACTGGAACTGGGCTGGAAAAGAACAGATATGTAAATGGAATCATGCTGTCAAGAGAACAGAGTAAACCTATTGTAGATAGACTACGTACTTTAGGAAGCTATGAAGACAAGGTTACATGGTTGAACAATAATAGTCTAGTACAAGATGGTGAAAGATTCAGAGTGAAAGTACCATACGCTGTAAAGGTAAAAGAACTAGGACTTATAGAGAATGCAGCACATAGCCTATACAGAACCAAGATGCATAATACGGATCTGATAGCATCAGAGAGTGTAAGAAGAATTCTACTGGAAGCTGGTACAAGAAAAATAAACAGTGAAAATGGAATGAAAGAACTGGAGAGAATACTGAGAAATAATGATAAAGAAGGGTTGAGAGGTACAAGAACTGAAGTAGAACCATTCTTGACTATAGACTACACTGCTCCAAGTCTAAAGCATCTACAGAGCTTTGATGACCTAAAGAAAGAATATCCTATGATAGCAAAGTATTTCAAGACTCCAGAAGGACTGACAAGTTTCAACAACTTCAATAAAAAGGTAACTCTTGTAAAAAGAGGTGTGGCTGAGGTACTACTTGGGTATAAGAAAGGACAGATATTTGGTAATGATAATAGAGATGCTGCACAATGGGAGCAGATGTTCAAGAAGATGATAATCCTGGCAAAACAGAAGATGGTAGTGATGAATCCTATTAAACTACTGCATGATACTGTAACTAATGTGGGAATACTATCTATGATGGATATGACACCTACAGAGATATATAGAGGAATGAAAGAAGGGTATGGAGCATACAGAGAATTTTCAGCTGCAAGAGGAAAGATGGTAGAACTGAAGATTGCTGCTAGACTGGCAGATGCAAAGTGGGAAATGGATAAGACTACAGAGAATGAGACTGCTAGAAAGAATGCTATTACGATTATGGATATGCATGGTAAGAAGATGAAAGGTATGGACTTCTATGAGGCGTACAATGCAGGATTTGTACAGTCATACAGTACAGACTTGGTTATTAAAGAGATGGATACTATCAGTGGTATACAGAATGATATTGATAAAATGATAGATAAGTATACACATGATAAGAAAGGTAATCCTAATAAACTGTTTGATGCTATAAAGTGGTTTGCAAATACTGGTCCTCAAATAGATGAGATATTGTTGGCTGCTGGTAATAGTGCTAAGTTAAAGGGAAGCGATATTGGTACTGAGCTAGTAGCAGTGGCTAAGAGACTAAAGAATAAGAAGAATGATAAAGATAGTGTGAGCAGATATGTAAGTGAGTTTATAGGGAGTCCAGCATCAGAAGCTGCAGCATATGGCAGTGCTTATATGGTGTTGGGTGATATAATGGCAAAGTATACACTGGCTAAGCACCTGCTAGGAAAAGAAAATCCTAGAAGTGGTACAAGAGGTAATAGACGTGTGTATACAAGTGAAGAAGCATATGCCCTAGCAAATGAGACTTTTATAGACTACAGAGCTAATCTCCCTAAAGAAATACAAGTGCTGAGTGACTATGGTATATTGCTGTTTCCACCATACTGGATGAGAGTGCAGAAGGTGATAGCAGGGCTGATCAAATACCATCCTGTTAGTGCATTAGTAAGCTATGGTACTGAGATGGCAATAGGAGCTGAGAGTCTGAGTGTACTGAATCAGAATATAGTAACTAAAGCTGGTGGATATTATGGTATCATCCATAGTCCTACAGATAGTATAAGTCTACATGGAATAGTGTTTGGATTTGGTGCAGTGTAATAACATAATAACATCCTCCTAGGAGGATGTTATATTTGTAATCTTACCTGCTGCATTTTTAGTAGAAGACTTAGACTCATTGGCTTCGAGTACAGCTTCATAACCAGCTATTGATATTTCTGGTGTGATGCCGAACTTATATTCTGTACCATTAAGTACAAACTTAATGTCAAGTATTGCATCAAATATTGCTACTTGATTATTGTTTTTAATAGCTTCTGAAAGTTCATTTAGTTCTTCTTGAAGCATTGCTATTTCTAATCCCCAGTCAAGTGTAACTGGGGTATTACCTCTAATTCTGTTCCAATTGTATGTGCGTACTAACTGCTCATACGCTTGTTTTTTATGTTTCATTTTAGACATATCCTTAAGTATTTAGTCTGGAAATATACTTGCTACAAATTTAGCAAGTTCAGACCGATAGATGTTTTCTAGTTTAATGTAACTAAACTCTGGGGCTTCACCAAAGTGCTTATAGAGAACTTTAAAGCCTTCTCTAGCTCTGTTCATACCATAGGTCTGACCTTTAGTATCACCCATAAGTACAAGTTTAGAGCCTGAAGCCATTCTAGATATGACAAGTTTGACATCATCTTCACTAAGAAGCTGCCATTCATCCAGTAAGAATATAGACTCGTGGATAGATTCACCTTGTATCTCATCTAACTCTTTGACTTCAAAGTATGTATCCCATATTTCTGTAGATACAAGCTTCTCTTCATCAGTAGATTCTTTACGTCTCTCTTGACGAGCAGTACGCTTATCTAGTAATAGGCGAAGATTTGACTTAATACCACCTAAGTGACCAGACATCTTGTCCTCAGATGAACCAGGCTTAAAGCCTGTATACAGGGCTTTGTTTACTGATACTGGTGGTTTTGATACTAGAATCTTATAGTATTTACGGTCTTTAATGCCACCAGCTGTAGCTGCTAATGATGCCATAAGTGCAAGTATAGTTTTACCTGTACCTATTTTCCCATCAATTACTACAAGTGGTGCGTCTGAGGCAAATACTGCATGTAGCACACAAGCCTGTATAGCATCCATAGGTTGGAATGATATACCAGCATCACCATAAGGTTTATTTGATTGAGATGTGCGTGTTACTGTACCTCTATGGTTAACCCATAAGTCATACTTACCACTGATTCTGTTAATGATACCATACTCGTTCTCATGTAGTGTAACATTGAATAGAGTATTGAACTCTACTAGCTGCATCTCTTTAAGAGAGGCATACTCTTTCTCATATACAGTATCACCTTCTATATTTATGTATCCAGTGTAATCATAATTGATAAAGTTTGTATCCATATCATAGATTGGAACACCTACAGATTTAGCTATAAGCTTAGCACTAATGTCTTCAGTTAGAAGTGCTGTATCTGTTTTATCTAAAGTATCTTTTATGATACACTCATCAGGAGTATCACCTAAATGTGTAGGTATGTTTAATATAGCCACAGCACCAGTATTTACTTGTACCCAGATGTTTTTGATAGCATCTTGTGCTGCTCTCTTTAGGTCTGGATTACGTTTTAGCTTGTCCAATTCTCGTAATACTGTAAATGATATTACAAATTCATGCTCTGTATTAAATACTATAAGCGGATTGTTTATAAGTATGTTTGTGTCTAATGATACTCTCATAATTAATCATCCATTTTTATAGGGTCTGCTGCAGAAGCTTCAATTAGAGCTTTTGCTCTTATTATAGTTTCCTCTTCTTTTCTATACTGCTTACGTAGTTTCTCTAAAGCTTTTGTCTTCTGCTCTATAGTTGCATCAGATGTAGCATACAACGCTACTTTTAAATCATATTCTAACTGTGTCATCAGTTCTCCATTTTAAGTTATAGGACAAGCACCACTTGCACATTCTTGGGAGTCTAGTCCTATAGCCGCATCTTTATTATCTGCATCTAATACTACTGGAAGTAACTTGCTAACGTACTCTTGGTATCGTTCTTTAGTAACAACCTCTTGTGGTAGGTATAGATAACCTAAGTCTGCTGCTGTCTTGCTTGGGTCAGCTCTATATAAGAAGCTAACACCTACATAAATATCCCAGTTACTAAGTAACCATTCAATTATAGCAGGAACTTCCTCAGAAGAATAACTGATAGTGTTAGAAACATTCTGTTGACAATAGTGTACTTGTATTTTCTTGTATCTCTCTAGCTGTGTTATAGCAGATTCAATGTTGATTTCTACTTCACCGTGTTTTGTTATAACCTTGGTGAACTCAATGTCTGACCATTCTACTGGGAATGTTACTAGCACGCCTTCAGGGTCTGCTGGATTAGGATACACATTATAGTTTGCATCTCTAAGTATTCCTAGTAGTGGGTCGTGTTTACCAAAGTTTATATTGTTGAATATGTATTTTCCTAGGGGTTTATGTATTCCCTCTGTCGTGCTCATTACTTTAGAAAGGGTTCCTGATGGTTTTACTGTCGTTACATTCTTAGGTCTCTGGAGACCTAATTCGTCTGCCATACTATAAGCGCCAGCTACTGCTGCAAGCTTTAACTGCTCATAGTCATATGATGATAAATCATCTCTTCTGACTATACCTGTTAAGCCTACACCACATAACCGTAGGAACTCATTGTTAAGGTGCCAAGCTTCTTGCAGTATGCCATCTTTAAGGTTTACACAAGTTTGCCTATAGTTAGCTCTTGCAGCTAATCTAACTGCTTCAAGTAAACCAGCGGAATCACCTTTGAATTTTGCTATGTCTATTTCTACTAAGTTACAGAAGTTCTTGTTTCCTAGTAAAATCTCTACACACGGATTAGCACCATTAAACCAAGGTGCTCTCTTTAATGCTGTTTGTGCATTAATAAACCCTGGTTCTGAACCACCTGCTTCTTCCATAAGCTTGAAGATGTTAGTCATCTCTTGTTTAGATGGCTTGTTATAGAATAGCAGGGAGTTATTAGACTGGATTCTCTGCTCGTTACCAGTAAGCCACCAATCTTTCTTAGCTACAGAAAACTCGCTCCACTCAGGTGCATTATACTCAAATAGTGCTATCTGTGCTGAGCGTCTTGATGACAAGATTGTACCCATCCAGTTAACAATATCAAGTATATCCATACGTGACAATAGCTGACCAGCACGCTTGTTCATAATTACTGCTATAGCTTTGTATGCTTTGGTGATTGCTGTATCACCTGAACTTATCCATCCATAGCCTTTCAATCGAATACCAGCAGGACGTATCTGGGAAAAGTCAAATATTAATGTATCAGCATTATACTTACCTGCCAATAGTTTACCTATAGACTTAGCCCAAGCTTCTGCTGAGTCACCTACTGATATTGTCCATACACCATTCTCAAATGTCTCAAGGTTAGATTCTCTTCCCTTCTCAAATGTACCATCAGGTGCTACTGTCTTAGTAGATGGTATGACCTTAATATTCTTAATAGGTTTAAAGAAACCATTAAGTGTTCCTACAACTGGTGAAAAGCCAACACCACAACCTTGGAGTAACAACCATAATATATCTACACAATCATAAATTGTTTCAGCTTTAGTGAAACTACAATTGAATTGAGATGACTCCCTAGTTTTGGCTACTGTTGTGCCACCTAACCATAAGGTTCTACCTGAGGTTGTGACTTTCTTCTCTAGCATTAACTGTTTAAAAGCTTCTAGCTCGTTATAGTCTATACCAGTCTTTTGTACTCTATCCCATAACCATTCTTGATGTGATATAACACGATTTACTGTGTCATTCCAGCTCTCAAATGAACCGCCGTCTTTAGGTCGGCTGTAAGTGCGTCTTACTACTATTTCTGCTCGTATGTCTTGATTAGTGCTCATTGTTACTACTTTTCTTTTTATGAGCATACCTAATAGTTAAGACACGATCCCATCTGGTTTGTACATCTTCTGCATTTAACCAGACTTCTTTGTCTAGAGTGCTTATAGATATGAGTTCTTCTGGTGTTAAGAATGGTGTATAGATCTTCTTAGCTGCAGTTGTAAATTCTTTATCTATGTAATTTACATAGTCTTTAACTTGTGCCCCAGAACCAGACGCACCATGAGAGTAGTTATGAGCCATAAAGTTAGTAAATGGTTTTATTGTGAGTGTATCACAAGCTAATGCTATTACAGAAGCTGCTGATGCTACTGTACCTGTAAGTATAGAATGGACTGTAGCTTTACTTTCCATAATGGCACTATAAATCATAAAGGCTGAATCAACTATACCACCCTCACTGTTAATGTGAATGTAGATATCTGAACCAGTTTCTGCTGTGTATAGTGAGAAACATAATTCACTGTACTCTTCAGGTCCAAGTATGTTACCGTGGAGGTATGCATGTATAACCTTATTGTCTGTAGATTTTATTATGGGTACGTAATGTTCCCATACTGATGTCTTTTCTTTAGGTATTTCTACTATGAAATTCATTAGTTTCCTTTGTTAAGTTCATTTATAACAAGTTGGGAATACCCTGCTATGTCAGTAAAATTGTCTATATAGAATGGATCACCATTAGCTATGCGAGCAAGTTTATGACATATTAGGATTAAAGCCTCTTGCATATAAAATGGAAGATTGTCAAACTGTACAGAATTATAGAGAGCCATATGGTTCTCTATATCTGTACGAAGTGTATAAGATAACTGTGCGTGTGCTGAGAATTCACCATAACGATTACCACGCTCAATAAGTGTGTCATCTACGGATACCGATTTTTCAAATACTAGCACTGTTATTTTGCCTTATCTAATTCAATCATAAATGCTCGCAAAGTAGGACCTTGCTTACTAAGGTATAAACTGTATTTTCTAATACGAGCAGATGCTGCTTTTGTAGGCTTTTCTTCGTACTCTGTTATTTCTTGAAGTAATTGCTCAAGCACATTTTTATAATTTTTAATCATTGTGTTTCCTTTAAATTTGATTGTTATCTACCCAATACTTAAGTTCTTGGTATACAGCTTTAGCAGCTGTAGCATCAGAATCTTTAAGTGATTGAGCAACTAAGTGTGCATTATCAAATGTTATGAGATGCATAAGTGAAAGTATATTAGTATTGTTGGTATCGAGATTTTGTTCCCAACCATCAGTACTAAGTACTAAAATAAGAGCATCATCAAATGAAATGTTCTGTATGCAGACATGTTTATCTAAGAGGTATGTAGCATCCTCTAAGAGGTTAGCTACTTCTGCAATATTTTTCATTACTTTTTACCAAGTAGTGGTTTGTTAAATAATGGTTTAGGAGCTGCTTTAGTAGTGGATACTGGAGCTGATCCAGAATCACGTCCACCAGCAATCCAAGCTGTAATAGCTTCTTCTGTAAGACCATCTTTATATGTTACATTCTCAGCATAGGCCATATCTTTAGCTAACTTTATACCAGCTTCTGTTTCATTTAGTATCTCTTCCGCTGAAGCACCTGTTGTTGTGTAGAATGCCTTAATGATTTTCTTTTCAGATATTTGCCCTGATTTAGCGTAACCTTCTGGAACCACTGAGTATTCCATTTGAACACGCATCTTAAGTTCAATGTCTTTAAAGTCTGGAAGGATAGCTACTTCTTTTGCAATACCTGCTTTACCAATAGGAAGTTCTGCTTCTTCAGGATTAGAGATGTCTTCAATTCCACAAACTACTGCTAACTTGCTGAAGAGTCCTGCTTGGAAGTTAGGTGAACCATCATTGTTATCCAAGCGGATAGCACCATACATTACTTGAGCTGTACCGTTATTGTCTACAAATAGATTGAGAGTACGAGCACCTTTATCGTTGATATCAACGATAATGTTCTTGAGTGTGACATCATAGATGCCTGACTTATTGATTGTGTTACTTCCACCTTCTGACTTAGAAGCTGCAGTAAGATCAACTTTGAAAAAACTTGCCATTATATATTCCTTGTGTGTTGTGTTCTTGCAGGTGACATCCTGTGAACGATACTATGTATCAACTATTAAAATGACCACTCAGCTAGATCTACCTGCTGTGAAAGGAGAAGATTAATGTGAGATTTTAAAGAGAAATATTCTTCACCTTCTTTGAGTGACTTACTTTTAGATGGATCTACTGTATTAGCAACATACATCTTATCTGGAAGATCAATGATAGCTGTGCGAGCTTGCTTGTCTTCACCTCTCATATGAACTGCACGATGTTTCATCTCAGATATAATAGTGATAGATTCATTGACTGTACTGTAAAAGCCACCTTTCTCAAGGAACTTACCAGAACCAAATGAAATGTAGTTACCAGTGGCTTTACCGTCTGCTTTCTCTTCTATAACGTGGTTGAGTAAGATGACAGAGATTCCATTGAGTTCTAATGTTTCGTGAATGAAGCTTGTAAGTATTGCCATTTCTTTAGTTACTTCTGCACCTTGACTACCATAGACGTTAGGTTTTTGTGAAGCTTTATCAATGACATCCATAAAGATCTGAGATACTGAATCAATAACAACAATTTCTGGGTAGTATCCAAAGCGTTCATTGAATAAACTGAGTTTATCCATGATACCATCAATATGGGTTTTCTTTCCATCAATAGTCATATCTCCACCAAAGCAGAGAGTCTTCATATCATAGAACGTATCTACAAGCATATGAGGTACCTTTAGTGAAAATGATTTAGCATCTCTTGATACAACAAATGATTCTTTTCCTAGTGTTCGTAAAAGGTCTGTTTTACCAGCACCTGCTTTACCATTGATTAATAATTTAATTGCCATTAGTATTTTCCTTTAAACTCATAGATTTAAATATGATGTGTGTTAATTCTGGATGAGAACGGACTGCTTGTATGGATTCTGCTATGAGTGTAAGAGTATCAGTTATCATCTTCCAGTCATCTTCTGTGATAACTTCTGTGAGTACTGTAACTCTAGGTGGTGTAATCTTCCCAATAGGCTTCCCTGTCTTTTCAGAGATGCTTCTTGTGTCGATAGGACGGTTAACATATACTAGACGTATTCTGTTAATAGGGATGTTATTATACCTAAGCATATAACAATAAGCAAGTAGTTGAATACGATACTCAAATGGAATCTTAGTAGGTTCTGTAGCACTGGAGTAACTTTTATAATCAACCAAAATATCACCTGTTCTATTATCGAATGTTCCACCAATATAAATGTCATCTAGGATAGGACACCATAGGGACTTCTCAACTTCAGTAGGTGGGTTATGACGGATGTAGTCATTGATGAGAGTCATAGCCATATCAGGATAAGCATTACGGATAACGTCTAACTGAATAGCATCTTCAGTCAATGGCTGTGATCGTGCAATTTCAGTGATGTATTCTTCTACCATCTCTCTAGTGAAAGGAATCTTCTCTACATAGCTTTGAGCTGCTGCATGTACACAAGTTCCTAGAATTGTAGAAGTAGAAGCAGTGAATGACTTCTCTCCTAATACGTTGTCCTTATACCATACTGAAGGGTATGAAAAGAACTTGCCTATAGATGAAGGACTGATCTTGAAGCTGGCTTCAGGAATGTTTAGTTTTGAGTATTTGAAAATATCATGCATCTGATACCTCCCAATTATCTATGTTATCTGATAGTGTTGTGTATAAATTACCAATACTATAAAAACCTCCATCGTGCTCTTCAGCTTCTGCTAACGCTTTAGCAATAAGTCTGGCTTCTTCTATTGAGTTTGCTTCTACTGCTATGTCAATGGCATCTGTAGATACAACATCAAACTCTACTCTAACTATGTATTTCATATTTCTCCTTTTTGTTTGGGGTGGAGTCTTGGTTGTACTATTCCTTTTTTAACAGTACCACCAAGCTGATAAATCATAGCTGTAACTGCTGCTCTAGTTCTAGATTTGAATAATGCATGAATGGTATCAATACTTCTATCAATTCCAAAGTATGTTCCAGTCATAAATATACGGTTCTTTAGTAGTGTTATATCTTCCATACTCCAACGAGTAGAAGTATGTTCTTCTCTAGTAGTATCTGATGGATAGTCATGAGTGGTTGGAGGTACTGGCTCTTTGCTTTCATTTCTAAGCTGTGCTAGTTGTAAACTCAACTCAATAATCTTCTGGTTGTTGCTTGATATAGCGTCTGACAATTCAACAATACGTTTCTTGTATTCCATAATGTCATCTCTCATATCCATATAGTGATAAGCGTCATCATCTACAAGTATAATTTTCATTTTCTTATCTCCTTTATTTCCATTATATCATCGTCAATCCCTTCTTCTTCTGCAATATTTATCATTTCTGAAATATCAAAGTTCTCTATGGTACCACCATCTGATTCATAATATATGGTGTAATCAAACTCATTGTTTGAATTTTTAAATCCAATGATGACTTTCTCACCATTGTATATAATGTATGTTTTAGACATTTTATCTCCTTATCGTATATTACCTCTAAAAAATCTACCCATTATATTCTCGTTGAGAAATGATGGATGCTCTATTGCTTCATATGTAAACAAGAACTTATTTTCTAAGTATGTGAGTTCTCTCTTTGAGTAAGCAAATTGAATTATAGTTTTAAATTCAATTGTCTTATTTAAGGTTAACTTTGATGATCCAATATACTTCTTCCAATTTGTTTCTTTTCTCAATATATCAAACTGCACTCTTTTACCATTTATGGTTCTACCAATACGATATAGTGCTTCTGGTCTTACTTCACCAGATTTCAATGCTGGTAGTATTTTTTCTGCTATACATTGCTTCTTTCCTAGATAATGTGTACCATCTATGTATGTGATTAAGTATACAAAACCAAATACATTTTTTGGTAATACCTCAACAGGAGCATCTTCATATGTCCAAGTCATCGTGGTAGGTAGGAGATAGTTTCTAATAGTTCTCCTGCTTTTCCTGAGTTATCTTTGAATATCATTTCTTTACAGACGAAACCATCTACTAAGTATCTAAATATACATACTGCACCATGAGTGTCGTGAGTACGAAATCTACGAGTAGTGGTAGTATTAACAAATTTATGTGAATTGTTTACAGATGACCCAACAACAATGTTGTCTTCTGAAGTGTTCATACCACCATAAGATTTATCAGTTTTATAATGGCATGCTGAAACGTTATGCCATATAGGGTAAGCTTTCATATTATCTCCAATATTCTATGCTAGAATTATCTGTATCCAGATGATCTTCTATTTGATTGTGCTCTATGTCATATATGTCGTTACATAAAGCTAGAGCTTGCCAGGGATTTCCATTGTATACATCTATGATTAGCTGTTCTAATTCATAGTCTGATTTAAATACTTCTTCATTATATGAAATAAAGTATGATATTGTAACTGTTTCAGTTACACTAAATTTAACTTTCATTAAAATATCCTTTTTATCATTATGTGTATGTTACGTATAGCATTAGCAGATGCAGGTTCATCCCAATATTGGTTTATTGCTTCTACTAAGTCTGATGTGTACTCTACGTTAGCTCCTAGGTCGTGAGCATGGTATACAACTCTAACCAAAGAACGATAACGTTCTCCTACTTGTGCATTGTAAGCATAAGAGAATGTTTCTAATTCATCAGAAAGAAGTGCTTTAGCTTGGCTTGTTGTAAGCTTTGGTTGTTCTTTACGTGGTTCTACGGATGCTGCTACTAAGAGATGTTCTTTGACACTAATTGGTAACTGGTCTGTTACTGATAATACAGTACGACCTGCATATGCAAAGTAGATTTGAGACTTTGGTAGAAGATCGGACTTTAGTGAAAGAGATTCTGATATTGATTTTATGAATGGTCTCCACTGTATATCAGGAATGTCTACCATTGCATCAAGTTCTAATAGTATACGAAACTTGAATGGGTTATTGGAGTCTGATGTACGTGCAATATGGTGGTTTATATCTTGTAGTATAAAGTGACATTCTTCATCTGTAATAGAAGAGTCATCAATGTCAAGACATACCCACTTACAACCACCAATGATGTTCTCTTTAGAACGTTTACCGTCTTTGAACTGGAATGGGGCATAAGCTAAATCATATCTTAGTACATCATCTAAGTCTTTGAATAGTGTCTCTGAGAACTCATATCCCACAGCGCACTGAGATTGTCTTTCCTCTTTAGTGCCTGTAACTGTAAGATATGATACTCCAATAATGTCAGTCTTTTGAATTGCTTCATAACAGATACCATCATCACATATAGTGTATATACCTGATTTATCGTATGATGTAGCTAAGTGTACTAACTCTTTCATCTTAGTGGTTGGTGTACCACTAGTAGGAATATATGCTAACTTTCGTAGCTGATGTAAGCCTATAAAAGATTTGTTGTCTTGAACCATAGACTTCATGTAATCAACAAATACTTCGTATGGTTCTTTCATTAACTCTGTTTCAAAGTTCTGCATGTCTTCATCTAGCATCTCACAGTAAGTGATAGCTGCTATGTAATCATCTAATAATATACTGTTATGCTTATTGAAAATAGCTATAGCTCCTGAGAACTTAAGTGCTTTCCATTGCATATGAGAACGTACTAGTTTAGATATTTGGTATTGTGGTGAAAGTGTATTAGATAGTTCTTCGTTGTATCGTTTATAAGTGATAAATAATTCTCGTACTTCTGCAGATACTTTTAAAGGCTGTCCTGCACCTTTAGTAGCTTCAGCAGCTACTTCTTTGATTAAAGTAGATACTTTCTTTCTAGCTAGTAAGGATGCATCCTCAGCAGCTGTTTCTGCTAGAAGCATAGCTGCAACTGTTGGATATACTGTCGATAGTATAGTTTCAGGTGAGAAGTTGAAGAATGATCTTCGTGCTAGTTTAGTGGAGAACTCTCGTTTGAATATGCGTTTGATGGATTCATCATAAAGTATATTGTTCTGAGAACCAACAAAGAGAGCAGTGACTGGAAAGTTCTTGATAGCTTTACCTTGTTCTTCTTTGTTGCCAATAAGTTTGACTTCTTTGTTACCCTCATCATATACTTCAGAGATGAACTGTAGGAGAGGAATGATTCCCCCTGACACAAGTTCTGAACCTATCTCTCCCGAATACAAGAAACCTCCTCCTATACCAGATTCCTCTAGTGTGTTGAAGTGTTTCATTAGTCCTTTCTGAGTGCTGTCTACTGAAGCAAATAGATCTTCTGGTTTCTCATAAAACTCTTTGTAGGTATTCCACTCATCAGGGTCAGGTTTACCAGCAAGCTGTGCAGAGCGTATAGCATTCTGAGTAGCTACTGCTTTACGTTTGTCTTCTATTATTATATAGCCTTCTTTAAAACACTTTCGTACAGAGTTTACTGCTGAATCTTTACCAGAGCCAGAACCGCTTATGACAAAGGACAAACTATTGATAGGAATCATAGAACCATTCCAATGCTCAATGTTACGTCTGAAGTGTGATGCAAATAACACTAGTTCTGATGCAGCAATAGTAAGCTTGAAACGGTACGGTATCTGTGGATTGTTTATTGACTCTACAGTCTGACGCACAATGTCAGGGAGTGCCCCTGAGAAAGCACCTTTTGTAGTGAGGTCTTGTTTAAGTAGCTCTAACATAATGATGCCTTTAATCGCATGAGATGGTTGAGTAAGACATATTTCTAGCCTTATATTTACTATTAGATACTGATTTACTGTTTATTTTTTTAGAATAGAAATTGTATAATGCAGTGTGTGCCTGACAGTAGTATAAATGTTCAAGCTCAGGAATAAACTTATTATACTGTTTATCATCATGGAAGATATGATCACACTTACCTTTCAATAGATTGTAGTTCTCAAGTGTCCTAATCTTGTTAGCTTCATATTGTTCTTTAGCTAATTTGGTAACATGAGACTGTTCCTCCTTAGATAGATCAGCAAATGGCCGATACTTACCATGGTATGGATTAACACTGAAAAAGTTATCTGGTAATGTAATAGCAAACTCATGAGTAAACCCTTTCGTGTACTCTTTAGCTGCTGAGACTACTACCTCTTTAACAATGTCTTCTACTCTGTAGTTATCGATATCAAATTCTCTGGTTTTCATAGTGTTCCTTTATTTTATTATTACTTTATCTAGTATAGATTTACATAAAGTAACTTCATCTAATTTATGACCAACGTTTATAACATTATCTAATTCAGTTGGGTTGCCATAGCCTGGTACAAGAGATGTTCCAAATGTGTTCTCTAATACTGCAAAGAAAAATTTACGTAACAGTCTTTCGTTTAAGACTGCTGACATAACTTGTATTGATTTTGGATCTCTATGAGAGAACAACGGTAGAGTGGCAAGAAAGTTATTTTTACCTTCAATACTACAGTTACTATCTGGAAATACAAGTGTTATCTTGCAATAGATATGTTCTCTTTCTAATAGTTCTATTGTTGCTAATATCTTAGCCATATTGTCACGTATTGTGCTGTTATCTACCAAATATGAATATGAAATGCTAATGTAAAGTTCGTAGAAATATGATATGTATTTCTCAGTTGGAACTAAGAAACAAGCTGGGTCTTCTGCAATAACTTTAGCAACATCCCATAGTTCTCCTTCCACATCATAATGGTATGACTCATAAATATACTCTGTTATTAATCCTCTTTTAAGAAGAGTTTCTTTAACTCTGTTTTTTATGATTTCATATTCTCCTTCTGTTATGGTTGGTTTATCTATAAGAAGTTCTTTTAAAGCAGTAGTGTATTCTATACCACACTTATTAATCTCTTTCTGTGTTAAAGTTTTAACGTGAGATTTGAAATGTAACAAGTTACGATAATTGAATATTACTGTATCTGCAGGGTTAAGCTTAGTAAGCCAACTACGTGGATGAATATCTGGCAGAGCTGAATGTGTAATGATAGGTTTCATTGTTGTTCCTTTATAATGGTATATCTGTATTAGAGTTTGTTATGGTTCCTGATTCTTTCTGGACTACTTCCCAGAGTTCATCTACTGATGTAGCGTCTGATTGTGTCATTGTCTTCTTAGACTCTTCTTTATTGTGTAGATCTACTGCTTTTATGAAATCATCATAAAGTAATGGATATTTATGAAAGATAACATCAAGGTATACACAATTAGAGATATTAAGTTGAGATAGCTGATGAAGCCTAATAGCATCTCTCATTGTAACAGTTGATGTCACACCATGTGACTTTAATACTGATCTAGCAATATCTGCATGTACTACAGTCTTAGGGGAAGTGAGAAGAAGTTCTAATTCAGGATCTCTGTCTAGTGCGATATTGAAGTATCTGTCTAGTGTGGAGAAGTCTAGCTTTGAACGTCCAGTATAGGTACTGTGTGCATCTGATGGGTTAGCTGTAGCAACTAATCTGAATGAAGGATGCTTTTTTACAATGCAATCAGGGAATGAAATAAATCCATTCTCTACTGTGTTGAGGCAGAGGAGTATGTTAGGATCTGCAGCATCAATTTCGTCTAACAAAAACATTCCACCATTCTCAAATGCATTACGAAGCTGAGTAGGAATGTATAATCCATTAATGGAAATAAAGCCAAGCAGTGCATTCACTGACATCTGCTTTGTACACGAGATAGAATGGAAAGTTAAGTGTAAATCTTTAGCTATTTGCATAGCCATAGTAGACTTTCCAGAGCCAGCTGGCCCAGAGAGGAGTACTGGAATACCAGACTCAATAACCGTCTTAACATAGGAGTATTTATTATGATGCATCTGATGCTCCTAGTTTAAATTCTGATATGTTTATTTTTGTGGTACCATCAAATACTTCTCCAATATTACTAGAGAGGTACTGCTTAACAACATTGTTAAGGAAGAATACTATATCTTCTTTATTTGACACATAATGTACTGGAAGTGTAGCGTCAATACAAAAGATGGTAGAATAATGTGACATTACAGGTTTTAGGGTTGTATTCCATAATTTGTATAGTGTTGTTGGAAGTGCTTCTACTAGCATATCCACACTTAAGTTGTTTTGCTCATTGGTTTTTAGTTCTTCTCTATCAAATAGAGTTAACCATAATGGAGAAATACTTGGTATTGCAAGCTGCTTCAACATGTAATAAGGTGTGTATAAGTTAGGATGTACCCATAATGGAAAGTGCTCTGGAGGTGCAATAATATGAGAAATTGGTGTAGTAGCTATTGACATAATATCGGTTACAGCTATTTGTAGCTGAGATACAGTTGTATAATTATTAATAGACTGTTTAGCAGCTTTGAAGTCAGATCGTAGTTGGAGAATTATGAACATCATGAATTTTATCTGAAGGTCAGTAAAGCCTTCCTCTGCTGGTATATCTGTTTTTTCTAATGTTTCCCATATAGTATGGGCTGGTGGTTTTGTTGTTGCGAATTGGAATAGTTTCATAGTGTTCCTTTAAAATATAATACTACCTATCGTAATAGGTAGTATATAGCCTAGATGTACTTACTTTCTGTTAGAGTGAGTAAGTTAGCTAGAACAGGGCTTGTAGCTAGAATACGTTCTAATTCTTTATCAAAGATAGCAGCAGAGTTTTCTTCACATTCTTCTACAGCTGTGGAGATTGCCTCAGTAATAGCTCTTTTTGCTAGGTGCAATTTAGATTCATTATCTAAATACTTCATATTTACTGTACCATTTGGTGTGTTAACATATGGTATCTCAATATCAATATAAGTATTACCATATTCGTTACGTACTCCAGTAATAATATTGGCAATGTCTATTAGTTTGGCTTCATCAGAAGCATCCGAAGTGAGTATTGTGTTGAAAGTCATAGTGACTCCTTTTATTGGGTTGGTGGATTGCTCCGTATATACTAGTGAGCTTACACTTAGCGGTTTACATCGACTAAAGAATCACCAATAGTCTTTGTACGGGAGCTTGCACCCTCTACTTTATCTTTATAGCTGAATGATAGTAGTCATCATAAGCTGCGGCTTATCTGATATTGTATAACTTCTTACATACTGATTAGGAATGTGCTGAGTACTGTTGGAGTCTGAGCCTAGTAACCTCCATAACACCATACGAATATGGTGCTAGGAAATTAATGAGTAGCTAGTATAACGCTACACACTCACCATTTTGCCAAATCTCTAGAGACTCGGCTAGTATCTCATCATTATCATGGTCCTTCTTATACCCCTGATACTTAGTAGCTAACTCATCCCATAATTCCTTACAGTTTTTAGCACTATTAATAGTAGCTGACTTATGTTTAATAACTTTGTATTTGATTGTATATTTCATATTATTCCTTTAATGAGTGGAAGACCAATCAGGTCCAGATGTAGCATCAGCACGAATGGGGAGGTTCATACTGATTCTAAATACTTTAAAGCTTTTAATAGCCCTTCTTTAGTATCACCTAATAGTCCCATACCAGTATTGCATTTTTGGCAGAGTAGCCCTCTAACCACTCCTGTTGTATGGCAATGATCTACACTTAACTTATAAGTATTAGCTCTACCCTTCTCAGGAGTGTTACCACAAATAGCACAACTATAGTTTTGATTCTCTAATAATCGTATATACTCTTCTGAAGTTATTCCATATCTTTTTAGTAATCTAGAATTAGTAGAAGCTGCTTTAATGTCATTACCTGAAGTAGTTACCCAGTTAGTTTTATAAGTATCAGCACATTCTTTGCAGCGTGTGTCTAATCCATTAGCCCTTCTATTATTCTTATAGAACATAGATACATTTTTCTTTAAGTTGCATGATGTACATTTTTTAGTGTTTGTTTCTGCATCTATTCTAGGGGTATTCTTTGAGTAGCTGCAAGTACTGCACCTTACAACTGTTCCCTTTGAAACCTTAGAAGGTTCTGCTTTAAAAACACACTGGCATTCTGGGCATTCAAACTCTATATACCTAATTTTTACAATACTATCTGGTGTTGTATATATAGGTCCTAAGTCTTTAACAATTTTTAATGGTAACATTTCCTGAGTCCAAGTTTTCATACTACTCCTTTACTCTGCTATTATAGCATGGAAATTAATATAATGCAAGGTATGCAGATTAGTGACATTCTGCCCAATTCTTACCTGATAGGACTTCTCCTGTGTAGGTGCACTTCATACCTAACAGTTCTGAGACTTTAGCATAGGATGTTTGTAGTATATGCTTTACAGCTTCTACACAATCATCCCGTACAATAAAGTCAACCTCATCATATATGGTAGCCTGTTGCTTGAAGTGCTCCCCCTGTATAAGACCTGCTTCTACAAAGGAATGATGTATTATGTTGAGGTAGTTCTTCATAGCTTCAGCACCTTGACCTTGGCAGAAATAGTTGAGACACTTATGAGGTGAATCAACTGGAATAAGTCTACCACCAAGAGTGAGGATACCACCATTCTTCTCAGCATCTTTACTGAGCTTCTTGATAAGGTCTGATAAACCATTCGTAGATTGTACCAAACGATCTTGTACTTGCTTTCCAAATACAGCCTGCTTAACAAGTTGTTCGTTGTATCTAACATATACTGCTGATACCCCTGATTTAACTGGATATAGGTATTCTCCGTCTACTTCTTTAAGACGTTTCTCAATAGCTTCTACTGCTGAATCCCATTCTTGTTCTGTATAGTCTATGTAGTCTTTACGTCCTAGTAATGTGTATCCTGTAAGTGTAGCTGAAGATCCATACAATAAGCCGAACCATAGAGGTTTTGCATCTGTACGAGATACTCCACAAGCTGCTGCATTAAGACTGTGAAGATCTGTACCTAAGTCTTTGTCTCCTGAAACAATGATAGCATTAAGTCTACCATCATCAAATTCCCATAGTGCTTCTGCTAGGTTTACGTTCTCTTGACCGCCAAAGTCAGTACCAACAAATGTCCATCCTTCAGGAGCTGTAAACAATTCTCTGAATTCTTTAGCTGCTGGTATCTGATTAAGGTTAACAGATGAAGACGTAAATCTTCCAGTGACAGTACCATTGGTATCAATACGAGATGTTATGGTAGAGTCAGATCGTACTGCTTCATTGAGACCTCTAAGTTGAGATAAGTCTTTAACTATCTTGAGGTAACGTCTAAGATCTGCACCATAATCTCCAAGGGCAGTGAGTTCTTCTCCATTAACTTTTGCTGTATTTTTATCAGTATATGTACTGAATTCAAAGTCATACATCTGCTTAAGCCAATGACGTATCTTATGACGAGAACCTGGATCAAATTTAGTGAGTTCTACTGGGGTATACTCACCTTCATAATACGTGTATATTCTTCTATGAGGTGAAGCAAACCATTTGTATTTCTTAAAGCGTATCTTCTTATTCTTTAGAACTGTATACTGAAATGGATGGTATGCTATAGCAGTAAGTCCTATATATGATTCATCTGGAATATAATGCTTAGTTCTACGTGCTTTAGCTGGTATGACATCAGGAGCCTTACGTAGAATCAAAGGCTTGAATGTACGAGATAATCTCATAGATATATTGAGCTGTTCATGCATAAGCTTCTGCATAAGCAGTCTCCCATTATCTACATCATAATAGAAACCATAGTGTACTTGTTCTGCAATAAGAGCTGCTACTTTATGCTCCAAGTCAATAACTGATTGAGATGGATAGTTCTTAGCTGATAGCAAGTTCTGGTATAGCTGATAAGTGACATCAACATCTTGAATACAATAATTCATCATAGATGTAGTAAGTTTACTCCAATCAGAATGAGAACCTTTATGGTAATGCATACGATCTCCAAAGGCTTCAAGTGAGAATGAACCATATTTTAATTTGTTGAAGTCAGGAATTGTATAATCTAATTCTGTTAGTTCATCTTTAGTATAGATAAGCTTAGCAAGAAGCATAGTATCAAGACATGGAGTATGAAGCGTTCCTAGTATATTATTCACAACAATACAATCAAAACCAATACCATTATGAGCAATGATGAGATCAACGCTATTAAGTACCTCTAATGCATTATTAAGAGTACCACTACTACCAGGAAGATAATGAGATGTATATATCTGTGTAGGATTATCATCTACCTTCACACTGATACAATGAATCTTATCTACAGCATACACGCCTTCTACTGGAATAGCAGTGGTTTCTAAGTCAAATATTGCTGTAGTCATGACTTCTCCCATATTGTGTTTCCTTATTTAATACCAGCAGTTATACTCATACTCAGCATCATTATCTATGATGTCTTTATGAACTGCTGTGAATACTTTAATTAAATCTTCATACTCTTCTTGATCCATTTCACCTGTACCATAGAAGAATCCTTTAATAGTGGGTAAAGAGGCTTCTGCTAAGTCTGCTAGTAATTTATCCAGTGTTTCAATGTTGTTCTTATCAAGTATTGTAGGTACACAATTCTCTTGATTACAGTTTTTCTCAAACCAACCTTGTAGTTGATTATTCTTTCTCCAGTACGCTACTTCTTCTGTTTGTTTCTTTACTGTTACTTTGGTTAAATATTGATCTAATCCCATTGTGTTTCCTTTATTTGTTAATGTATATAGCGTTATTTAGTTTAAGTCTGGCTCTGCTTGCACAGACGTAGTATAAACGTAATTCTTCCTCATCATTAGTTGATCTCTCTGATGGTTTCATCCCAATGATATCATCCAAGTCAAAATCATTAGCAATAGTCACTAAATCAAAGGTAAGTCCCTTAGAAGAGTGAGTTGTGCTCAAGGTGATAAAGTGTTCATCAGGATGTTTCTCTGCTTGCTGAGCATGCTTATATGCTTCGTATACCTTGGATGCACCATACTTCATGATGGTCTGTGCTGCAGTCTTAATGTTACGGTCCTCATCACCATGAAGTATAAGGATATATGCAAGACAAGTACGATACTTAGACGGTAAAGTCTTTGAAGAATAATAATGATCAACATCCTTCTGTATGTACTTTAAAGCAGGATCAAATATCTTACAATCCTTCTTCAAATTCATAAGAGTAAGCATATTAGAGAAGATCTCTTTAGCTTGTCTGGTGAGATTGAATGGTATATGCTGAGCAGTGAGAGTAATCATATATTCAATAAGACCACTATTAGTACGAGAGATAATAGCTTCACTACGTATAGTAGTATCAGAATGCTCAGTACCCTTGAATACAATAGTATCATCAAGGTGACGGTGAATGAATGATTCTATACGCTCTGCAATAGCTGTAGAGCAACGAAATGACTGGGATAGTGTTTTGGTTACACCAATGTCTTTAAGAGCTTTAAAGCCATTTATGGTGTGATTAAAACTATATATGTTTTGTAGTGGATCTCCTACCATTATCTTCAGGTTAGCTGGAAGTAATAAAAATATCTCTAGTGTTACAGCATTGATGTCTCCAGCTTCATCCAACATGACGACATCAAAGGGAGTATCATAAGTGATACAGCCAAGATGGAGTAACATATGGTAAAGCTTGAGATAGAATGCATGTGTACATGGCATAGTCTTATCATGCATAGCATTGAAATACTTAGAAATTATCTGTTGATTAGACGGTTCTTCTTCTATGAAGTAATCATGAAGAGAAGTGTATTTAGAAAGACAGAAGGTTTCAAGGTGTCTAACTACTAGTACTTTATCATCATAGTCTATTTTCTCAGTAATATCACGATAAGTGAATGATGCAACTTCTCTCTTTTTTCCAGTAGAGCCATCAAGTGATAGACCATGTGTGACAGTAGGAGAATATGCTAAAGAATGAGTAGTCTTGCATTCAACATAAGTAGGGAACTTAGCTTTTGATTCTTCTGCTATTGCTTTATTGTATGCCAGATATAGTTGTGATGTATGTGGCAAAGCTTCTGCTACTTTAAGAAGAGTGTATGTTTTACTAGCACCAGCAACAGCTGATACTTTTAGGATAGATCCTAGTGAAAGGATCGTAGCAGTTTCTATAATGTCTTCTTGTTCTGCTGTTAGTGTATACATTTAGTTTGCTGTGGTTAATAGTATTTGAACTTCATTATCAAAGGCAAACCACATAGCCTCCATAATATCATATACATCTTCTTCTATCATATCCATAGTAAGCCTATGGTCTGATGGTAATGTATTTAAATATGCTTCTGTAACTGTTTCTGTAAATGTCACTGTATCTCCTTTAATTTATATTTCTGCTGTAAATTCACAATAATCATTTTTTAATAAATGATTATATATTTTTGTACCTAGAATATAATCTGCATAATTAGATTGATGCTTCTCCCAGATAGCTGGTAATTCTGAGTTATATACACCCATGATTTTGTTATTATAACTAGAATTTTGATCAAAGAAAGTATCTAGTAATATTATATTCTCATTGCCTATAGCTTTGATTATAGCATCTAACTCTTCTTTGACAGTATCAATATCTTCTTTATCATAGTTGTAATACAGCTCGTCTGGTTGACAACCTGCTACTCCAAATCTATCTGCTGCATTTGAGTACTGAACTCCAAACCAAAACTTTCCTTCTATATCTCCTGAATAATAACGTCCCATGTCTATTTCCTTTTTATTATTTAATTAATTATATTAAATCAGTGGTGTAAATTTCACCATTATTTAATGCCTTTCTTCTAAAATCCACTGACATGCTGCAAAGAGTGCTTCTGATTCTGTATCAAAAATTATTTCATTAGCATAATAGAATTTTTTATTAGCTTTTCTCTCCATATCTGGATTATAGAAGTGATGTAGTTGCACCACATGTTTGCTGTAATTTTTCTCAGATAATACTCTACTTGTATTAATAATGAATTTATTACTAAATACCCACTCTTTACACAAATGAGTTAAATCGTGTGTAGATAAGTAGCATTCACCATTAATAATTTGGTTAATCTTATAGTCTTTGTAAGAACCTGCTATCCCAGTTACTGCTGTGAATAGTTCATCTGTTATCATAACGATTCCTTTTTTGTGTTGAATATAAAATAATGTGATGGTAATGTTAAAATATCTTTTACTACATTTTGATACTTTAACTTTTCTTCCAGTGTCTTGAAATGATCACTATCAGAATATGTCATTTGCAGTAATGTCCAAAGAGTATCTTTAGCTAGAGTAAACCAGTTATCCTGTACGTTTATAGTATCACAATGAGCTATGAATGTTTTGATTATTTTCTCATCAATACTATTTGCATCAATTTCTATCATAGATATTTGAGTAGTTTTCATATTATGACTTTACAATTAATGATAAATATCTTTTTGGTATGACCTTTTTCATCTCTTGTGCTAATACTTGTATTTGAAAGTATGCTGCGTTAGAGTCTCTAAGTTTAAGTAGGTTCTTTAAACTTCTAAGATTAATAGTCATAACTAAGTCTGTTTTCCAGTTGTCTGTAACTATATGCTTAATAGGGTCTCCAGCATTACGCTTAGTTTTCATAGTCATAAGTGCTTTATATACTATACTAGAAGATACTTTAGTATTGTCTAATTGTGATACATACTCTAACTGTTCTTTAGATAATAATAAGCTATATAGATTGTCTTTACCAAGAATACTAGCATGACATAGTAATTTATAATACATAGACTCTATCTCTGGTAAAACAATATCCCAAGTGGCTACTGTAAACATATGTAGGTCTTGTATTTTCTCTGAGAAGAAGTCAAATGAATTCTTGTTATAACTGGAAGCTATTAAAGCACATATGATAGGTGTCATAGTGTACCTAGTAGATCTAACTGTATAAGATGCTATACGATGACGTACAAGCTCTTGTAGTATACCTCTGGAAATACCTACAATATTAAATGTAAGGTTGATATGTTCCATAACTGAATCGTGAAAGTATACGTGACATAATTGGTTCATGAGTTCTGATGAATCTATATCTTCTACTGGTTCAGATATAAAGTTCTGTACTTGCTCATGTTCTGAGTGCTTGAATGAGTCATAAGCTGTTCTACCAGCTATTTCTGCATTAACTAATGGAGAGGTATGTAATAGGGATACCTCTGGGTATATGTAATCTATACCATACATATTATATGCTTTCATTTGTTTCCTTATACTCCATAATAATGTCTGATGACCAGTAGGCTGTCTTTGCTTTAGTGTTGTTATACTTATAGTTTAAAGATAGTAAGAATGCTAGGTATTCTCTATAAGCTTTAAATTTATTAGTAGCATCTACAAGTTGGTTTTCATAATTCTTATTGTATTCATACACAAGTATGTTGAACTTGCACATTCCTATAAGCTCTCTGATTGATAAAGCATCTTCTAGATTTTCTATAAAAGCTTGGGACTTAATAACCGCTAATGGGTGTATCATGCATAAGCTCTCAAACTAACAGGAGTGTCAAATACTTTTAGAGCTAGCTTTGCGTTAGCGATATTTACGTCAGCTTTCAATATTTTATTTTGAATCTGTAGTGATTCAATAACGTCTTTCAAAAGTAGCAAGTCTTCGATATCTACTTCGACAGTTTTTATGTTGTCATAGTTTGCCATATTAATGGCTTTAAGTATTGTGTTTAACATTTTTATAGCCTTTATAAAATAGCTATGACAACTAAGTCATAGTTTCTAATTAAGTAGTTACCAACAATAGTATAATAGTACTTGGAATAAAATGTACCATTTACTTTAATCATATACTTAGATCTATTATTAGTTATACTATGAATCATATCATACTCTTTATAATTTCAACCATAGCACTACTAAAATCATAGCCATTCCAGTTTTTACTGGTTTCAATGATTCTATTTATCTCCAGTTGAAGATC